GATGAGATCGAGAGATTCTTCGAGAGCGAGTGGTTTGATTTCCTGTGCGACATCAACCCCGACTTCACCAAGGTTCACCTACAGGAGATGAGAGCATGAACGCAAAGGAATATCTGTCCCAGGCTTGGTACCTGGACAAGCGCATCAAGACCAAGGAACGCCAACTCGACTGGCTCAGAAGCCATGCCGCCTATGTTTCCCCCAAGATTTCGGACGAACCCAAGGTTTCCGTTTCGGGCAGGCGGTCACCGGTTGAGGAGGCAGTGGTGCGCATCACCGAGCTGGAGAATGAGATCAACACCAGCATCGCTAATCTTATGATGCTGAAACAGGAGATCGGGAAAGCAATCAGGAGCGTCAACAACATGGAGTGCGAGACGCTGCTTGAGATGCGGTATCTCACATTCTTAAGTTGGGAGCAGATTGCATCCCAGCTGGATTACAGCCAGGACTACATCTACCACCTGCATAGGAAGGCGCTGGGGTTGGTGAGAATTCCAGGGGCATAGGCACGCTCATACTGAAAATGAGAATAATCTATCCACAAAGGCACCACATGAAACGTCAAAAACTCAATCTATGCATAATTTGGAATAGTGCTATTTTATACCCTAAAATAACATACAGGAATGCTGGATAAACTTTTTATTGTATATACCAAATTCCCGATGTATGATGTACATGTGACACCTATGAGTGCAGTGCTGACATGCACTCGATCATTCTGATGAGCCGCTGAACTTTTTATGCCAATATATGGTAGTCGGAATCCTTCAAAGCACAAGCACGAAAAAGGGGGATGGGATGCAGAAGCCCATAAGTCGGCTTTTCATTGGGGGTGTTTCCTTATTGATGATAGTCTGTTTGTACAGCTGTAAAATTGAGCCCCAAATATTTACAGTTTCCTTCATTACCGATGGGGGAAGTACAGTTCCTTCACAATCAGTAATAGAAAAGGGGAAAGCAATAAGACCAGCTGAAGACCCTGTGAAAACTTATTATGCATTTGATAACTGGTATACAGATCCTACATATTCTACTGTTTGGGATTTTGAAACGCCAATTCAGAAAGACACTACAATCTACGCTAGATGGATTTCATACTCTTATACTGTAATCTTTGATTGTCAGGATGCTTCAGACCCAATTACAGTGATTATTCACAGTCCAGAAAAAACAGTCCCCAATCTCCCTCCGTCTCCAGAAATATTGGGATATGTTTTTATTGGTTGGTATACCGAGAGAGATGGTAAAGGGACAGAGTTTACGCTTGAAACTGAATTGACTGGCGACATTACTGTATACGCATTTTGGGATACTAACGTATATTCACTTTCTTTCGATGCAAACGGTGGAACAGGCACGATGAGGAATCGCTATCTGGAAACAGATGAAGTAATTACTCTTCCACCCAATGATTTCACTTTTATAGGCTATACATTTGCCGGGTGGACGACAGACAGAGAAGACAGAGTGATGTATTCTGACCAAGCTAGTTATCGTATGCCCCCGGGTGATACAAAACTCTACGCGAAATGGAATATTACATGGGCTGAATTACGGAGAATGGTATTGGATGGTGAGGACGTCACAAAAGTAGATACGTCTGAATTGACAAGTATGTACCTTATGTGCTCTTCAGTCCCGGACTTCAATCAAGATATTTCCGGTTGGGATGTAAGTAATGTCACAGACATGAGCTATATGTTTACTGCAAATTCCTCCTTCAATCAAGATATATCAGGTTGGGATGTGAGTAGTGTTACAGCCATGAATGATATGTTCTCTAGAGCTTCTTCATTCAATCAAGACCTATCTGGGTGGGATGTGGGTAACGTTACTGATATGAGCTCGATGTTCTATGAAGCTTCCAGCTTCAATGGTGATATTTCTAGCTGGGATGTGAGCAAGGTTATAGATATGAGGTACATGTTTAGTAAGGCTTCTAACTTCAATACTGAAATCTCAAATTGGAATGTCGGCAAGGTCACGGACATGCACTCAATGTTCTCGTGGGCTACAGTGTTCAATCAAGATCTTTCTCTTTGGGATGTGGGCAGTGTCACAGACATGAGATCAATGTTCTCCCGGGCTACTGCATTCAATCAAGATCTTTCTCTCTGGGAAGTGGGTAGAGTCACAGACACAGCATACATGTTCTACGAAGCTTCTGACTTCAATCAAGATCTTTCACTTTGGGATGTGAGCAGAGTTACGGACATGCGAAACATGTTCTTTGGGGCAACAGCCTTCAACAGTGATATCTCAAACTGGAATGTGAGTAGCGTAACCGACATGCAATATATGTTCTCTGGTGCATCAGCATTCAATGGGAACCTTTCTGATTGGAAGGTAAGCAATGTTACAAACATGCAGAATATGTTCTATGAAGCATCAGCATTCAACCAGGATATGCCAAATTGGGATGTGAGCAAGGTCACAGATATGAGTGCAATGTTCGTTAGAGCAACCTCATTTGATGGAGATTTATCGAACTGGGATGTGAGAAAGATCGAGGATATTCGGTATATGTTCAGTGAGGCATCTTCCTTCAATCAAGATATCTCGAACTGGAATGTGAGCAACATTACAAACATGGAGGATATGTTCAGCGAGGCATCTTCCTTCAATCAAGATATCTCGAACTGGAATGTGAGTAATGTTACAAACATGCAGAATATGTTCTATGAAGCATCAGCATTCAACCAGGATATGCCAAATTGGGATGTGAGCAAGGTCACAGATATGAGTGCAATGTTTTTTAGGGCATCTTCCTTCAATGGGGATCTTTCTAATTGGAATGTGAGCAATGTCTCGAACATGAATTCAATGTTTGCTAATGCATCTTCCTTCAATAGTGATATTTCTGGGTGGAATGTGGGCAGCGTTTTTTATATGAGGTCTATGTTCTATGGCGCATCTTCCTTCAATCAGGATCTTTCAAGCTGGGATGTAAGCAATGTAAATAATATGCAGTACATGTTTTATAACGCATCTTCCTTCAATCATGATATTTCTAACTGGGATGTGCGCATCGTTTTTAGCCATGATGATTTCTCAGGCGGTGATTGTCCTCTCATTGCAGAGTATCACCCAGTAGCGAGTTGGAATGACTAAATATTTTTTGCAAGTTGAGGAGATAATTGAAAGGATCAAAAATTGTTCGGATGCATTAATGATAATACCATACTACGCAATTATTATGCATTCAAGAAACCAACTATAACATGATGCTACTAATCGTTAAATTATCAGAAAATAACAGTTGTGCTCAGTTCGCCTTTCACGCTACTGTACACTCAGACAAGTCCAATCGAGAGCTCGGGAAATCCTCCCGGGCTTTTTTGTTGCCCCAAGGAGAACCCCTGATGCCCTACAAGCCCAAGCGACCGTGCAGCCATCAGGGTTGTCCAAATCTCACCGAAGGACGGTACTGCGAGGCGCATGCGAAAGAGGCAGCGAGGACCTACGAGCGCAATCAACGGGATCCAAGCACCCACAAACGCTACGGCTCCTCCTGGAGGAAAGCGCGGAAGAAGTTTCTTGACGAACATCCCTTCTGCGAGCTGTGCCGAAGGCAGGGAAGAACGACACCAGCTACACTGGTCCACCACATCAATGCCGCCAGACAGGGCGGTACGGATGACGAGGAGAACCTCATGGCCCTGTGTGCAAGCTGCCATTCCTCCCTCCACGGACGAAAGAAAAATGATGGGTTGCACAGGTAACTTTTCGTAGCACTTTGGAGGGGGCTTGCAAATCTCTACATCATATACAGTTACAACGTGCAGGGGCAATCACGCGTAAAAACGAGAATTCAAACGGGGTATTAACCCCCTCATAATCGAAGGCGGTGCAACATGGCAAAGGACGGTACAAACCGTGGCGGTGCCCGCGTCGGTGCAGGGAGGAAAAGCAAGGCTCTCTCAGAGAAGATCCACGAGGGCAGAGAGGCCCGCGTGGTTCAGCTGCCCGAGGCTCCCGAGCTGCAGGGCGCGGACATGCCTCCGGCCAAGTATTACATGACGGTGACCCAGAAAAGCGGGATCGAGCTCGATGCCGCGGAGGTCTACCAGGAGACATGGGACTGGCTTAAAGCCAGGCGGTGCGAAGAATTGGTGAGCAGCCAGATCATACACCAGTACGCGATGGCGGTGGCCCGCTGGATCCAGTGCGAGATGGCCGTCAGCGAGTACGGCTTCCTCGCAAAGCACCCTACCACGGGTGCTGCGATAGCCTCTCCATACGTGGCGATGAGCCGCGAATACATGAAGCAGGTCAACCAGATCTGGTTCCAGATCTTCCAGATCGTGAAGGAGAACAACGCCTCCTCCTACCAGGGTGCGAACCCCCAGGACGACCTGATGGAAAGGCTGCTCACCTCCAGGCGCAGCCGCTAGGAAATCAAACAATCAAAGGAATTCAAACATGAGAAACCACCTCACATCCGAGAGTGTCTGCCAGGGACATCCCGACAAGCTGTGCGACTATATCGCCGACTCTATCCTTGATGCCTGCCTCTCCGTCGACGCGTATTCGCGCGTAGCCTGCGAGGTCATGGCCACCAAGGGCCGGATCATCATCGCCGGTGAGATTACCAGCCGCAGCAGGATCAACGTGCGCGAGACGGTGAGAACTGCCCTTGCAGAGAGTGGCTACAATCCCAAGGATTTCACAATCAGCGTGTTCCTGCACAACCAGAGTCCCGATATCGCAGGAGGCGTCGACACAGCCCTGGAGATCAGGGATGCCGAGGGAAAGGTGGATGAATTGGGAGCCGGAGATCAAGGCACGGTATATGGGTATGCCACCAACGAGACATCCACATTCCTCCCGCTACCGCTCGAGCTTTCCCATCGCATCTGCATCGGTTTGGATCGATGCCGCAAGGATGGAACCATCACGGGTATCCGCAGCGACGGCAAAGCGCAAGTCTCCATCGAGTACGAGGAGGGCAAGCCAAAGCGGGTGGCTGCGATCATCGTCTCGGTACAACATGAGCCGGACAAGAATGTGCAATGGCTCAAAGGTGAGATTCTCAGGAAGGTGCTCTACCCTACCTTCGAAGATTTCCCGTTCGATAAGCACACCCGCATCCTCATCAACCCATCGGGCCGTTTCGTCGAGGGTGGCCCTGCTGCCGATACCGGTCTCACAGGCCGCAAGATCATGGTGGACACCTACGGGGGTCTGGCATTGCACGGAGGCGGCGCCTTCAGCGGCAAGGATGCTACCAAGGTGGACCGGAGCGGAGCCTACATGGCACGCATGATCGCCAAGAACATCGTCTCAGCAGGCCTTGCCAAGCGCTGCGGCGTTGCAATCTCGTACGCCATCGGAAAGGCAGAACCCGTAGCCGTGGATGTACACACATTCGCAACAGGCAGGGTTGATGATGCCAGGCTTGCCGAGGCGGTGAGGAAGGTCTTCAGCCTCAAGCCGAAGGACATCATCGAGGAGTTGGGACTGCGAAGTCCCATATACAACCTTACCTCCTGCTACGGCCATTTCGGCAACTCCCTCTTTGCATGGGAACAGGTGAGCGAACGGTATATAGAGGCGCTCAAGGG